TTCTTTCCTCTGTTTTTATAGGTAGTTTCCTTAAAGAATTTGGCGGCCGACTTTTCGGCTACGAGATTTCTAATGCTTTCAAGCACATGCCTATGGTCTTTCTCAAATTTTTCCGCAACTTTTAGGCTTGTAGTAACAGGTTTCCCGTTTCTCTCTGAAACAATTTCAACCAATTCACTCAAATTTCAACACCACTCTTTCTTAAATATTCTTTCATGTCTGAATACAATTTTCTGATAAACTCTGCATTTTCCTCTTTCCGCATTTCCTCCATGTCAACCAGTGAAATTAGTGGTATTCCAAGACCGTCCGATATTCTTACAAGGGTTGACAGCCGAACATCTTTGTTTTGTTTGTAAAGAATTTGCTGTAACTCGCGATAGGAAACTCCACACTCATTTGAAAGCCTTGTCAACGTCCAGTCGTTCTTACCCATCACTGCATACAGCCTTTCTCTAAGGGCTTTCAAGCAATCTTCCATTTATTAGCCCTCCGTTTCCTTAACGCCGAATGATTGTTCGAGCCAATTCAAAGTTTTAACCCTCAAATCCTCATACCCTTGCATATAGCCAATCTTAAAAGCAAATATGATGGCATTGGACTTTCCTAAATGACCGTACTCCGACAATTCTAAGAGCGTGAGAAAATCTGATAAATCCCATTCTTCTCCTATTTCTGCGGTTCGTTCGTTGAAATCTTTTTTAATCTCTTGTATTTTTTCGTTCTCTTGCTTTCCCAATCCACGTTTTCTTCTGTATTTTCTCGTTCTCTTGCTTGTCCAATCCAAGTTTTCTCTTGATGTGTGTAATCCTTTCCTTGATTGTTGTTTTCTTGCTCATTGTGCATACCTCCTGATTTGTGGTATAATGAAAATCAACTATACCGTTTTATACATTACGATTCATTTTGAATCGCTTTTATCACATTATAGCGATTCATTTTGAATCTGTCAAGTATTTTTAGGAGGTACTTATGAGATTCAATGAACGTTTACGCGAACTACGCACGCAATCACCTTTAAAGCAAAAGGAAATAGCTGATTATCTAGGGGTTTCCACAATCACAATAAGGCAATACGAACAAGGAACGCGTGAGCCAAATATAGAAAAAATATTAAAGCTTGCGGTGATATTTAATGTTTCTTTGGACGACTTAATGTGTTTAGAGGATTTTAAAAGTTCTCTCTTAACTTCCGCTGATGAATATTAAACAAATCCTCTAGTGCGTCCCATGTTTTGATTGAACCAATCCGTTTTCCAGATTCAATTTGTCTATAACCAATTTCACTAATTTCCAAATACTCTGCAACCTGTTTCTGCGTCATGCCCGCCTTGTTGCGGGCTTCTTTTAAATTTTTTCTCATTTGTTTTTCTTCCTTTCGCTTGGCTTTCCCCGAATAACCGCATATAATTAGGCATAGTAATAGCCTTATCTGGCTATTTATCCCCACTTGGATTTTCGGTCTGTGTGGGGATTTCTTCTTGCTGAAATCCAATTAGTTTTCCGTCGTTCAAAATGACGCTTCTGCCTTTGGATTTGTAGTTCTCAATGCAGTCTTGAGTGGTTACCGTTTCTAAATTCAACACTTCCATCCTTTCTTTGGAATTGCATACCTGTCAATCTTTCTTATTTTTTCAGTGTTTTGTGGATGATTTTCAGGCAAAACTCTGTTTCACCAACAAGCGCCCAGTTGTCTGCCGCGCATATTCCGGCTGCACAGGCGTCTTATTTCTGCGCCATGTTCAAACTTTTTTGGCCTTGGCACTATTCATCCTCCTTTCTTTTCTTGCCGCTTTTGATAAACGCATAGATTATGACCGCAATAAATGCAATCATTTCAGCCGAAACCACCGATAATACGCCCAGCCAAAATTCCGGTATATACATATTCATTTCTCCTTTCTTCTATAAATTCATCTGAGCATTGCAGCTCGTAATAAGCATCGCAGTGTTTATGCAAGGTTTCCAATCCTCCGCATACTTGATTGCATCTTCATAATGCAGCTTTGGAACGTCATCTCTGGAATTGACCTTAAAATAGTTCTTCAAATCCCTGTTGCGCTCTGCAAATACCTTTCTTCCTATTTCTTTGTAGGCGTTTGATTCTTTTCCGCCCAAAACCGATATAACAGTTTTGTTTACCGTGTTTTCCAAAACCCTCTGTTGCCCGTGGTCGATTGTGTATGTATTTTCTAGATCAGTAACTCTATCTCCAAGTTCATCAATCATTCCAAGCTGAATCCGCATCATTTCGACCGGAGATAGCTTCTTCGCTCCGAAATAATCATTTACAAGTTTCCTCTGGACTTCCCACGCCAAATCATCTGTAAATGACTTGACAAGCATCAGATATCCCTGTTCTGTTACAAGTATTTTGTCCATGTAATCATTGTCAGATATAGGAATTATGCGGCTTTTCCGAATTTCGGAATTGCTTATCTTAAAGAAATCTTCCCCCTCTACAAACCGCTTCTTGTTGTCAAGGAACCTTTTGTTTGCCGTTCCGTCCGGTCTGTTGTGAACGTCATCAATATCTTTGAACGTCTCCACTCTTTGTCCGTTTTATTCTTTAACGGAAATGTCTCTGTTTCCAACGTGAATTATCTCTCCCAAGTTTTCCGCTTCTCTTTCTTCCTTATTTAATGCAAGGCCGATATTTAACGCTTCGTCAACCTTTTTTCATGGTACAGTCGTTCAATCTGCTAACAAAACTTGATATCCTACTTTTGTCTATCGTTCGTATCTGTTCAAGAAGAATTGTTGTGTTGATGTCAAGACAGTAATCTTCTGACGATACAGCAACATGTGTCGGTATATTTGCCTTTCTCTTCGTTGTCATGGCCGCTATCATGACGGTCGTGGAATGTAAGTTCCCTGTGTCATTCTGGATAACCAAACACGGTCTGACTCCTCCTTGCTCGCTTCCGATAACCGGTCTTAGTTCTGCATAGTAAACTTGTCCACGTTTCATATCAGACATTTTCCCTCCCTAAAATTCAATTAAATTGAACTTTTCAGGCACAAAAATAAAGTCCATAGGAATCCCGGACAACTCACTTATTTTCCTTAACTGAGACAAGGTTGGTTCTGTATTTCCCTTCTCCCAATTAATCACCGTAGCCACTGATACTCCTATGTTTTCTGCCCATTCCCTCTGCTCCATGTTAGCATTCACCCTCGCGGCTTTTAAAGAAATTCTCGGCATTTACACCACCCCTTTCCTAATTTCTAAATTCATTTTAATTGAATTTTTTCTGATTGTCAATAGAAAATTCAAAAATATTGAATTTCATATTGAATTTTTTTGAATTATGCTATATAATAAAAATCGAAAAAGGGGGTGTTTAAAATAGAAAATGACGAACAAAAGAAAGTGTTTGCTAAGAATTTAAACAGATATATATCATTAAATCAGAAGACACAAAAAGAAGTGGCTGAGGCTATCGGAGAAAATCCGCCTACATTAAATATGTGGTGCAGCGGAAAGTCGTTTCCGAGCCTTGGAAAAATTCAAAAATTGGCTGATTATTTTCGTATAGGAAAGTCTGATTTAACTGATGAAAAGAATGGTTCTGGTGCAGATGCAGAATTTATGGACAATGTACTGAAAATCGCATTGGCAGATAAGAGATTTGCTAAAATAGTTGTTGAATATAGCAAGCTCCCGGCCGACGAAAAAGAATTGATTTGTGATTTCTTTGAAAAGTTCATATTGTAGGGATTTCGGGGAGCTATCTTCTCCCCGCATTTTCCTCTTTATAGCCACTTTTGGAAAAATAGTATATCAATTTTAATATTTCGGGACTTTTTATTTTTTTGATTATTTTAATCGCTTCTCTTTTGTATTCTTCTGGAGAAACAAAAAACTCGACCTCTTTTTCTTTATTTTGCGTTTTATCCATGACACACCTCGAACATATTTTGTATTTGTACTATGTAAGACAGATAATATTATAGAACATATATTCGTTTTTTGCAATAGTTTTTGTGAAATAATAATTAATTAACGACAAAAACCGACAATTTCTTGTTGTCGTTCAAATTCCTTTTATCTTTCTGTTTTTGTCTCTCATTGTTTCTATAAGACGTTCTATAATATCTATGCCATCATCGGCCAATCAAAGAATCTGATGAAAGCCCTCTTTCCTGTATTTCATACAAAGCCACCGTAGACTTTGAAACTTCAATTCGAACAGCCAATTGTCTTTGCGTTAATCCTGCGTTTTCCCTTAGATCTTTTAGTTTCTTTTCAAAAACAACAGATTTCATTTTGCGTTTCTCCAATTTAATATAGCCTACTATCACTTTTTCCGTATTTGGTAAGCAAAATAAATATTTTTTTATTTAATTCTGTATTTTAATAACACCATTTAGTATGATCGCAATATACATTTGGATGGGGCATATTTATTTATGAACGATAAAATAGCAGAACCAAAAGAAAAGGATGTAAAGAAGTTGCGCTATCAAGTCAAAGATAATGAAGACTTGACTAAGCAAT